TCTTGGCGTACAGCCACATGACTTCGCCGGCGCCGCTATCGGCGGACGAGCCGGTGTCGTACACGTTGGTCGAGACAACATCGCCGGCCGCGGCTGCGATGGACTGTGCGGCCGAGAACTGCTCTTGAGCGTCGAGAATCATGGTGATCTCCTGATGTGGTTCGGTGGGCGCGTCAGACGACGCGGGCCTCGGTTTCGAGGATGCGGTCCACAGTGCGAACCGGGACGCCCAGGAAGGTCGTCGTGCCGTTGCCGACAGAGCCGGGGGCGACAGTGCCGAACTGCTGCAGCGCCGGCTGAATCGCCAGGGCTGCGTTCGACTTGTCCAGCGCGGCGATCGAGAGGAACTCTTTCACCGTGCGGTTCGCGTAGAACACCGCCTTGCCCATGCCCATCATCGGAATGCGGGACATCGCGCGGACCATCAGTTTGATGATCGCGGTCGAAGCGGTGGGCGCCTGCGTGCCGGTCTGGGCGACCAGGTCGGAGATGTCGATATTGGCAATGCGCACGGCATAGCGCCAGTCCTTGACGTGCAGGCCGCCCTTCCACTGCCAGCGATCCGAGTAGGCGCGGTAGCGGTTCTGGGTGCCCGCCTCGAAGGCATCGATCTCGCCCAGATCCTGATGGAACAGGCCGGCTTTCGAGCCCTTGGGGAAGATGCCGCAGATGGTTTCCTGACCCCACACCACCAGCCACATGGAGGTGTTGTCGGTCGAGGAGCCGCCGGCGTCGATGATGTTGCGACCGTTGCCGGCCGACAGCAGCGAGTAGCGCGGAGCCAGGCCGGTGAAGCGCTCTTCATTCACGGAGGTGTCCCCGTAGATGAGCGTTTCGCAGAAGGTCTGGTTGATGCCCTCGATGTGGGCCGTCGCTTCCGACAGGCGGAAGGCCGCGGTGTTGCCGTTCAGGTCGGCGAGGTCCTTGTCCACCTCGGAGCGGTCTTCCAGCATGCCGCAGGCGTCATCGACCTGCGCGCGCAGCGACTTGGTCGCCGGCACACCGCCGTAGAGCTTGCGCCACGTGGCCGTCGGCAGGCCGGTACGGATCGATGCGCGGTGGCCCGTCGGCAGGTTGCCTTCGATCCAGGGCATGTCGAGCAGCACCTCGTTGGTCTGCGTGAGCAGTTCGGCGACCTTCGAGACTTTGCCGTCCGGGTCGATGGATTTCGCGAAGTCCAGCAGCGTCACTGCGCCGGCGCGAGAAGGAAGAGTTGCCATGATTTATTTCCTCAGGTCGATGGGGTAGATCCGTAAAGCACGTCGGCCGCGCTCTTGGCCGCGCTGCTCGAGCGGCCCGGCACGAAGCCGTCCTGGCTGATTGCCTTGCCTGCCTTGAACATGAAGCGGATCACCTCGGGGTGATTGCCGATGCGCGACTCCTTGAGGAGCGCCTTCAGTTCAGGGGTGCCGAAGGTGTCGAGAGCCGTCTTCGCTACCGCCACGTTCTCGGTGAACTTCGCGCCGCCGATCTCGGGATCAGCCTTCGCGGTGTTCGCCCAGTCCTGAGCGGTCTTGTCAACGTGGGCCTGCAGCGTCTGGGTGAACGCTTCCGCGTTGCCCGATTGCAGCTTGGCCTGCATGTCCACCAGCTTCTGCGCAGCTTCCTGCGGCAGGTTCAGCTCCTTGGCCAGCGTCTTGAACTCGCCGAGCACGGTGTCGTCAACCTTGAAGGTCTCGGGCAACGTGAAATCGGCGTACTGCTCGGGCGCGCCCTTGGCTTCGTCCTTCTTTGCGGTGTCGTCCTCGCCATCCTTTGCCTTGTCGGCATCGGCGTCAGCAGGCTTCGTCGCGTCGTCGGTCGTCGTCGAGTCGTCCGTGAGCAGCGTGTCAGGGCTGGTCGCAGGGGCTGCGGCGGGTGCAGATGCCGGCGCCGCCGCAGGAGCCTCGGCCGGGGCCGCTGCTGCTTCGGTCAGAACCGTCTCACTTACCGCTGCTGGTGCGTCGCTCATAGCTCTTTGCTTCCTTCTGCATTTCAGTGAAGCGAGCCGGGCAGTGCTGGAGGATCTGGCTCATCAACTTGAGGCCTTCATTGCGCCGGCCCTCGTTGAAGGCCGTAAGGGCTGGATCGCCCTGCACATAGCTCAGTCGGTAGACGCCGAATCCATCTAACTGGCGCCAGATAAACCGGCGCCCGCGCGGATCACTCATCAGCCAGAGCAGTTCGTCGATCGCGTCACGGGCATCGCGCTTCTGCTTTTCAGCTTGTTCGGCGCGCGCCGCCTGTTGATCTACTCGTTCCACCGCTGACATGGCGGCGAATGTAGAAGCGGGGCCTCACGTCATGTACGCGCGCATAGGAGGGGTACATGTCGATCGGATCGCCGCTGACGCTCTGGCCATGCCAACCCAACTTGTCACCGTCGAACGCTTGCGCGAAAGACTGCTGGCCTGAGCCGTTCCCGTCTTGCCCCCTCCCTACTTGCCGGCACCCAGGGGTTTGCGCATGCCGGTCGCGTGAGAAAGACGCGGGACGCAACCGGTTAGCGAGATCGAGCGTGTTGCCAGGTGGCTAAGCCCGGCTGAAAGGTGGATGCCCCCGCTGTGTCTTACTGCGTTGCAAATCCCCGAACCACATTGGTCAGGGCGTTGTCGGTGCTCATGTCGGCGCCGGCCAGCGTCTTGGCGGTCTCGGCGGCCTGGGCCATCTCGGCCTGCTGCGCCTGCGCCTGCTGGGCCTCGGCGCGCGCTTGGCGGATCTGCGCCACCTCGTCAGCACCGCGTGCGAGTTCGGGGTCAACACCGAGATACCCAGCCGCCTTCTGGATAGCCTGGTCCGTATCGACGTTGTCCCAGATGCTCGGGTCTTGCTTGGCCGCCGCGATCGATGCGGCGGCGCTGATCCAGCGGTCCACGCCGGCCATTGCGGTCGAGCGCTGAGCCTGCGCCAGCACACTGACGAATTCCAGCTTCAGTTCGCTGCCCTGCAGCTCCTCGGGCGGCTCGGGCAGGATGCCGGCCTCCATGCAGGCATCGAATGTGATGTTGACCAGCGGCGTCAGCAATTCGGTCTGCTGGCGCTCCACCACCGGGCCCAGCATCAGCAGCTTCTCTTCGTGGCGCTCCTGCACCTCGCGCGCCGTGATGGGCGCGCCGCTGAGCTGCTCCATGCTCAGGAACACGTCGGCGAAGAAGGCCGAGCGGATGAGCTGGCGAACGTCCTGGATGTCGAGCAGCAGGTGATCCAGCTTGAGGTTCACATCGAAGGCCGAGCGCACCGCGGCGTTCTGGCCGCCGCCACCCGCATCGTCGTAATAGGTGACGCCGCCCGCGAGGAAGTCGCTGTCTTGCGTCTTGAGGTGGCTGGGCACGATCAGCGGCGGATTGACCTGAAGATCGATGCCCTGCATCTTGCGCATGTGCTCGAACTGCAGTTGCTTGATCCCGCCGAGCGCGCGCATGCCCGGCGAGTTGCTGCCGTACACGTCATTGCCCGTCACCTGCCAGCGAGGCGCCAGGACGGGGAAGCGCTTGTAGCCCGATTCGTTGAGCGTCTTGTCCTCGCTCCCGGCGGTCTCCACGATGATCGAGCGCCATGGCATGTTCTTGTTGTCGAGCTTCGAAGGGTCGCGCTCGAGCCGAGGGTCGATCAGGTGATAGAGCGGAATCCACACGTCGAGGTTGTGGCTGTCCCATGCGTTTTTGATCTGGCTGGAGACGTTCGACCAGTCCCACGAACCGGACTTCTCGCGCTTGGGCACGCCGCCGGCGACGTACCGCTGCACGATCTGCATGACCGTCATCTGGAAGTGACGGCCCAGCGTGTCGATTTCGTTGCGGTCGTTGGCTGCCAGGCTGTACTCGCCGACGGTCAGCGGGTAGTGATGGATGACACTCTTGAAGTCGGGCAACACGATGTCGGCCGCGACGCCAAACGCGCCGATCTCCTCATACATCATGTGCAGCGTGTTGTATGTGTTAGACCGAGCGAAGACGTTCAGGATCGTGGTGGTCACGCGATCGAGCCAACGGCTCACGTTCGCGTTATTCATCAGGTCCGGGTCATCGGTCTCCAGCCGCACCCACGGCCGGGCCGGGCTGGTCATGCCCGACTGCATGCCGGCGCCCAGTGTGGTGAGTGCGCCCGTGCCGGTGTCGTCGAGGATGTCGTTTTTGCGCTCCCCCCTGTTCGTGTCGGTCACGAAGAAGCGGCCGGCGCGCGGCAGCAGGACTTCCTGAATCTCCTTCCAATGGAGCCACCAGGAAGAGCGCTCGAGCTCCAGTGCACCCATGCGGCGCAGGACGCGATTGCGGGTCGTGAGGAGTTGCTGCACGCTCTACTGCCCCAAAAGCGTGGACTGCCCGAGGTTCAGGCTGCCAGGATTGACGCCGGCAGATCCGGTGAGCAGCGTTGAGCTGTTGCCCGAGAGCGCGCCGGATGCCGAAGCGGCAAGCGCATTCTTCTTGGCGATGGCGCTCATGTCAGGCGCTTGGGTCGCCTGGGGCGGTTTGTCAGCGGCATCGACAGGCTTGACGGTCTGCTGCTGTGGCTTCGGCGCGAGAGCCTTGGAGACAAGAGCCCCGGCGACAGCTGTTGCTGCAGCCGTGCCGGCGGCCGAGAGCAGCCCCGCTACGCCAGTTTCGATGCCCATGGTTCGCCATCTCCGGAAATGGGCGGATTGTCTGGAGTGATGCGGCAGTGATGTACGCGCTCAGCGCCGGCGCGCCAGCGGGTTGTGCTCGGTGCGCTTGGTCTGGACTCGCGGGATGGCATTGCGGTCTCGGGCCGCCACTGGATAGGCGAAGGACAGCGCCAGCGCATCCGCCTTGCCAGGCGACGGCAGGCCGCGCGCCTTCATGTCCTTCTTGGATTCGAGTTGAATCTTGCCGTCGGCGCGCCCCACTGTCTCGGGCCCGATCAGGTCTTGGTAGAGGCCTTCATCGTTCGGGATCGCCCCGCCCTCCTTGAGCCAGTCGCGCATCGCCAGCCAGATCTCGGCGCGCTTGTTCAGGCAAGCCGGATTGTTCGATTCGCCACCGAACCAGACCAGCTGCCACCCGCGGCCCCAGCTTTTGCCGGCCGAGTAGATGCCTGTCCCATAGCCGGCGTCGATGAACACCGCGTCGGCCTGCTGCTCGTCCTCGTGCCTGGCCAGGATCGTGGCTATCTGCAGGTCGTTGTCGTTCTTCGGGATGGTCGCCAGGATCTTGAACATCAGGCCCTGGCGAAGGCCGATCTCGAGCAAGTCGTCGCCCTCCCACGCGGGATCACAGGTCAGGATCTTGGGGGCGTACTCGTACTGCTCGGGGCGCAGGTGGCGGCCATATGCGGCATCCACGTCCGTCGTGCTGATGAACTGCTTGGCGGACATGGCAGGGAACATGCCGCGGATGCGCACCTTGACGATGTCGGAGTCCTCGCCGTAGGTCTCCACCATCTGGTCGAGCACGGCCTTGTTCGTGCCCTCCACCGTGCGGCTGTCGATCTGCTTGCACTTCCAGCGCTTGCGGTCGCGGCGGAAGCACTCACGGAACCGGCCAGTGTTCCGTGTCGGGTTGCCGAACACGATCCAGATGATCTCGGTGTCCTCGTCGGTCAGCACGCCCTCGGCGACCTCCCACACCTTGTCGGCGATGGCAGAGGCCTCGTCCATGATCATGATGATCCGGCTGCCCTGGTTGTGCAGGCCGGCGAACGCCTCGGTGTTGTTCTCGCTCCAGGGCGTGCCGTCCAGCCGCCAGGACTTTTCAGCCTCGGGGTCGGCCGATAGCACGGACATGGCCGTCGGCTTCCACCAGGCCGCATTGAACGCGAGCCGGAACCACTTGCCGATCTCCGGCATGGTCTTCGTGCGCAGCTGGTTCTCGGTG